CTCAACAGTATTGTATGTTGCTGTTCCTGTGATGCTTAAATCTGTAAATTCATTTGAGAATGTTAAGCCACCACTGCCATCAGTTTGTAAAAACTGTCCAGCAGTACCATCTGCTGTGGGCATATTGTATGCATCATTAAGTCTAATAGTAGAACCTTGTACTTTAAATACTTCACCACTATTACTAGCATTGTAAACTTTGAAAATTGGATCTGAACTGGAACCGTTATCTCTTACTCTTAATTGGGTAGCAGTTCCATTACTGTGGGCTACATCTAAATATGCACCACTAAATTTTAATGTTGGGTTTGTTCCTAATCTTAAACTACCATTTACAAATAGTCTATCATTAGAACTAGTTGAGCCGACGGAGACTGTATCGTTACTGCTGTCTACAAATAATGTACCAGAGTCAACGTTCAAGTCTGCTAAAGTACTTCCTACACTTACCCAAGCATTGTTATATACTTGTAAAGTCGAATTAGAACTATCTATATAGATATCACCGTTAGAGATACCGCTATCAGGTAATGTGCCAGTTGATATTTTCGAACCTTCAGAGGTTTTTCCAATCTGAAATTCAGATTGAGTGGTACCTTTAAAATTTCCAAAAATCGCCATACTTTATTATCCAGGTCAGTTCTAGGAGTTGTAATAAGGACACCATGCCTTACGAACCCTAGTCTGTGTCCTCATGATATTCATGAGTGACGACACAGTCTTCTCCGTCTACATATATTTATCTTTTTATACTGTTTTAAGTGGTTTACTTAGTTCTTCCCAACTGGTTTCAAAATCTGAGTCACCATCTGCATAACCCATTACACCCAACTTGTCATATTCAGGTATAAGTTCGTCCGTTAGTAGTCCTATTCTTTTTAGGTTGGGCATTATTCGACTGAATAATACGTCTTGAAATTGTGTTTGAAATATAAATTCTTTTTGATATGCTTCTGTTTGTTCTAAATCCATACCATATTTTTCCCAAACATCATATGCTCTTAATCTGTTTCTGCTTACAGTACAGGCCTCTAAGGCAAATTGTGCTCTGTCCTGGCGTTCTTCTTCTGTGAGTGTTTTTACATATTCTTCTAAATAGTTTACACCAAAGGTAACATGCCTTGCTTCATCTCTGATAATATATCCTACCATTTCTTTGTATACAGGATCGTTACTGGCATCTTTACTAGCCTGAAAGGCCGCAAGTGCTAGTCCTTCTATAACAATTTGCATACCAATAAACTTTAAATCCCATCTTGGATCAGTTAATATTTTGTCTAGTAATCCTTTTAGTGCTGTGCCTATAGGCCATGTTCTTTTAAGTCTTGTTTGCAGGTATTTGTTAAATGCTTCTACATGTCTTGCTTCATCGAATGTCTGTGAAGCCGCATATAGTTTGGCATTAAATGTAGGAGCACAACTGGCCAACTGACTTGCTACTAATAAAGCACCTTGTTCTCCGTGTAAGAATTGGCTGATACTCCATGCATTTAAGTCTCTGATAAATTCTAGTTTCTTTTCTTTATCCCATTCTGCATATACAGGATGTTTGCTCCATTGATTGTTTTCAAACTCAAATGCTTCTGTATCGATATCTGGAAACTCTGGTGTCCAGTCAACATCCACTTCTGCATTCCAGTTTAACTGTTTGCCTAATTCGTATAGTTTTTTAACACGATTGTCCTGTACTGTATAATCCCAATTATAAGTACCTGTTAGTGGAGTTTGAAATATTTCTACAATATCTGTGGGTTCAAGTCCGGCTGGATATTCGTCCTTATGAAGAACAACTTCCACAGGAGTTTGACCTTTAATAATTTTCATAATATTATTTATCGATGTTTACGATGCAAACATCAGTTTTAAACTAAGATTTCTATTACACCTGGTTGTGCATCAGTTTTTGTTTCTAATGATCTGCCAACTATTTGTAGAGGACTTAGTGTATGTGGCATAGCACCTACCATTGCATACCCAGGGGTATCACTTGCAATAAGTACATCACCTTTATTCACATTGCCAATTACTTTACATGGTACTCTACCGCGTAATGCTACTGCTACACCGTCTGATTCACTGTTCATTAAGTATGCTGGATTTGTACTAACAACACCTGCTACTTTATAACTACCGGCTTCATCTGTTACTGTAACTTCTTCTTGACCACCTATAATTAAAACAGTACCTGGCTCGTAATCTGCATCTGCTGAATATATCTCAGCCAAATCCGCATACTGAGCCGCTGTTGCAGTACCAACAAAATAATTTGCCGCTACATTACCGGCACCGTCTCTAGCAACAACTTTACTTGCTGTTGCGGCCGTTGTAGCATCTACGGCAATATCATTTGCATTTACATCTATATATGCTCCTGCGCCAACATTTACTGTAACTGTACCTGAAGTACCGCCACCTGTTAAACCATTTCCTGCTGTAACACCTTCTATGTCACCAGCATCATTAGTGAAACTAAATGCACCTGTTCCGCTGTTATAACTAATGTCGCCTGAAGCACTAAATAGGCCTCTTATGGTACTAGTATGGTTGCTTATGTCGTCAACTGTTCCGTCTACATCGCCTATAAATTTTGTAGCATATATTTCTGCATACTTGCTACTAGATGAACCTAACCCTAACGAGTTATTAACACTAGGTGAAATATTACCACTATGTGAATCTGTAGCATCACTTCTCAAAAACTGTGTAGCATCTATACCATCTACTGTGGTTGCATTTACGTTTAATGCATTTACAAAAGAAGTTGTAACTTTATTATCTATAGCAACATTTGCCTGTGTTTGAATGTCGCTGTTAGCAACTTCTATATTATTTGCATTAACATCAATACCATAACCGCCGACAACATTTAGTGTAACGCCGCCACTTGACCCGCCACCTGTTAAACCATTACCAGCAGTAACACTTTCAATATCACCTGCATCATTTGTAAAACTGAATTCACCTGTTGAACTATTATAACTTAAATCTCCACCTGCACTGAACAATCCTCTTATAGTAGCATCACTTCTATCTGAGTCTGTAAAACTAAATTCACCAGTTGAACTATTATAACTTATGTCACCGGAACCACTAAACAAACCTCTTACTGCTGAATTATCAAGTGATAATGTAACTGCTCCACTAGAGCCACCGCCGCTTAGGCCGGAGCCTGCCGCAACCGATGTAATGTCGCCTGTTTGGCCGTTGATTGTAATTGTGTTGCCGCTATGTGTAATACTAACACCTGTGCCGCCTGCAAACGTTAATGTTTCGCCGCTTGTAATTGATTCTGTGCCAGCACTATCTGTTGTAAATCCCCAACTGCTAAAATTATCAGCAGTAGTTGATATAACACCTGTGCCACTGTCATAACTAATTGCACCTGTGCCGCTTAATAAACCTCTAACTTCTGAATCTGTTCTTTCTGTAAAACTAAATGCACCTGTGCCGCTGTTGTATGATAAATCTCCGCTTCCGCTAAATGCACCTCGAACAGCACTAATATCTGCATCTATAGTAATAACATTACTTGATTCTGTTGCATTAGTGTATGTGCCGCCATCTATACTTTTAATATAATGTGTTGTAGTATTACCTGTTGCAATATTACCTGAATAAACATTTATACCACTTGAGCCAACATCTGCTACTGTGCCTACACTTGCCGCTGGTGTAATTTCTTGTGGTGCACCATTTATATAAATGTATGCTTTTGTACTACTAGCATCATAGTAAATACCACCTGCTGTAGTAACTGCACTACTTGGTACTATTAATTCATCACTAAATGTTTTAGTACCTGCTATTGTTTGATTTGAACTTACATCAACAACTACACTTGTATCTATTTCTATGTCATCTGCATTTGCAGTAATACCGTTTCCGCCTACTGCATTTATAGTGATATTTGCATTAAATAATCCGCCACCAGTTAATCCATCGCCTGCTGTAATAGTTGTTGCATTTAAAGTTGCAATGTCAGTGGTATTCTGTACTACAGAAGCACCAATGTTTTCATCGTCATTGAGTGCCGCCGCAAGTTCATTTAATGTATCTAATGTACTAGGAGCGCCGCCAACTAAGGCATTGATTGCGGCTTCTACATATTCTGTAGTTGCAACACGTTTAGAACCACCGCTATCACCTGATGAATAATTAGCACCATCAGTAGATGGTAATGTAACTGTTACGTTTGCAAAAACATCTGTACTTGAACCGAATGCAATTTGTCCGCCATCAAATAATATATTTCCGTTTAGAGGCGAACCAGAATCATAATCATTACCTGTTAAAAATACTGTTGAACCATCTATGCCTAATTGTCCTGTGCCGCTATTATATGTTACACCGCCACCGCCTGATATTGTTGTTCTTACATCTGATATAAGAGGAGCAGTAAATGTAAATACGCCAGCATTATATGATAAATGTGAATTAGATAATAGGTCACTATCACCCGGAGTTGTTACGTTAGTAGTTGAAAATTGTTCTAGTACATAATTTACATTCAATGCAACATCATCTGCATTAACTGTTAAACCTGTTCCTTGTCCTACAGCAATATCTCCTGATGTTTCTGTAAGTCCTGCTCCGCCAACTATATAACTGCTTATAGCAGTATTAAAATCTGATACTTCGTTGCTTGTAATATAAACTGTACTTTGACTTGCTGAAGTTAATCGACCTTTGCTGTCTACTGTGAATGAAGGTATAGTACTTGCATTACCATATGTTCCAGCACTAACACCTGATGTATCTAAAGTAAAATTAAGTGCAACATTTTGACTACCATCAAAACTTACTGATGGTGCTGTGCCGTCTCCTGTGATACTAAAGCCTCTTGCAGTTTCTAAAACTGTGGCTTCTGCCGCTGTACCTGATACATTACCAAAAAATACATTACCGTTTATACTAGCACCGCCGGCTACTGTAAGTGTTTGGCCTGAACCTACTATAATGTTACCTTCTAATCCAGGTTCAACTTTTATATTTTCGCCATCTGCAAAAGACAACGTTCCCAATGAACCGTTACTGTTTAGATTAATACTTGCAGTAACATTGTCACCGTCAGAATTAATTGTAAATGTTTCGCCTTGTAAATTTGTTACAACTGTAGTATCTTCTATTTGTGTAACATTACCTTGAAAACTTGCATTTCCTTGAACTAATAGTTTACCTTGAACGATAAGTTCTTCGTTTGCATTTATGTAGGTACGTTTAGTTGCCATTAAATAAATCCTTTAATCTTAATATGTAACTATTTATCACAATTTAAAAAAGTCAAAAAAAAGCACACCCGAAGGTGTGCTTTAAATTTCCTGTTAAGAACTAGTTCTTACTGGAAGGACACGTTTTGCAACGTAATGTGATCAACGTAGTCCGCCGCGTTACCCAATGAACTTGCTGTGTTAGTAAGTTCTTTGTAACCATATCTTGTCATAAATGACACTACTGGTTCAAATGTAGCAGGATCCATAACTGGACCTGTGCTCATTAATGGGATATAAGGACAGTAGAATGCTGGAGCATCAGTTTCTGATGAACCTTTGTATCCTACTAATACGTCTGTACCGTCAGCCGCGTAGTTATCAGCAAATACTCTGATTGTTCCGTTTAGTGTTCCAACAAACTTAGTGTTTGTAGGTGCTTCAAAAGAACCTTCAGTTGTTCTAGCAAATGTTGATGTTGATGCACTTTGTAAAACAGTCAATGCTTCTGGAGAAACAACGATGTAGTTACCAGCACCACGTCTTGTTCTAGCCGCGATTCTGTTAGCACTTCTGTTGATCTCAATAGCCAATGCCGCATGTCTATCACCGACATACACACTCTGACCACTTAAAGAACCAAAGTCTAAGTTATTTGTGCCTGTTCCTGCTAGTGATCTTAGTGAACCGATAATTTCTTGGTCGATTTCAACTACAATCTCTTGTGCAAGAGCCTGCATAATTTCTGCTTCAACGTCTACACCATGCATTGCTTCTGCATCTTGCGCCGCTTCAAATGTCCATCTAGCACTTAAACGTCTTGTCTTTGCTTCGACAGTTTCTTTTAAGATTTGGATTGACATTTTTTTACCTGCTTGTCCTTCAGCAGATGCTGTTGCATCTGGAGAACCTGCATAGGTACCTGCAAGTTTAAAAGGACTTAAAGCCTCGTCACCTGCTGTTGCTCCACCACCAGTTTCCGCATAACGGACTCTTAGTGTGTGGATTTGTCCTACTGGACCAGTCATAGGCTGAACGCCTACTAGTTCGTTAGCAATAACAGAAGGCATAACCCTTCTAATTAATGGTAACATAACTTTGTTTAATGTTGCTACTGAACCTGCGCCTGTGGCACCTGCTGTTGCGGCCTCTGACAAATGTCTCTTTGTATTTTCGAGGACCACATCTAATGAAGATTTTCTGTTTCCAGATAAGCCTTCAAGCAAAGCGTCTTTAGTTGCGGACCAGTTGCTTTCAAATAATTCTGCCATTTCTAACTCCTGTTATTTTGAAAGTCCGGCTAATTTACGGATCATATCAATTTCTACGATATTTTCCGCTTTGTCATCGGCTTCTGCAGTTATTACAGCCGCCTTATTACCAGTATATTCACTAGTAACTGATTCTGACAACGTCTTCTTCACTCTTGGTGTATCTCCATCTAAAACTGAAGGTAAGTACTTATTAAAGGACTCTTCCAGTTTTTCAGTTTTTACACTTTCAAGTAAATCTGACATGATTTCTTTCTTCTCTTTACCAAGTGGTGCCATTAGATCATTTAATGTTTCTTTACGATTCATTTGATCTTCTGCTATTCTTAACTTAGATTCAGTTAATTTAACTGCATCCTCTTTCTCAGCAATTATTTGCTTAGATTCATTAAGTTTAGTTTCCATCTCAGCGATTTGTTTCTGTACTTTCTTGATTTCTTTTGCTTCATTCAGATAACTTACGTTAAATTCATTTGCAAATGCTTCAAAAATTCTTCGACCGAAGTCGTTTTCACGAGCCTTAGTAATATCATCACGGAAAGATTTAACTTCATTAGTAATAGTCTTGTTGACAACTGTTTCCACTTTGTCAGCCGCTTTTCTAATAAAGTCTTTTTTGGCTTCTGCTAATTGCTTCTTGCCTTCTTTTACCATTTTGACTTTTTGTTCTACTAAAGATTTCTTATCTTCGTGGAACTCTGATAGTTCACTAGCAAGTTGCTCAGTAACAAAATCATCTAATTTCGTCACATGTTCACTTGTTCTTGTTCTATCTGCTCTAAGTTCTTTAACTTCTTTTGCAACCATTTCAGTTACAAATTTGTCAAGCACTTTGGCATGCTCACTAATGGCTTTATGATACTTAACTCGATCACCTGCTAGGGCATCTTTTTCTTCTGCTATTAAAGAAATCTCTGCTTCTACTTTTTCTGAGATAAATTTGTCCATTGCTTCAACAATTTGACCTTTGTCATGATCGTATCTTTGAGCAAATTCTTCTCTAAGTTCTGCAGTTAGTTCTTCTCTGGCTTCTGAAATTCTAGAATCCCATGCTTCTTGAAGAGCAGATTTAACGTCTTCTGTTAATTCCGCATTCTCAAGTAGATCTTTAAAATTCACTGCCATCGTAGTCTCCTACTTTATTTTTAATTCATTAATGAAGCCAGTGATAGCCTTCATTAAATGTTTTTCTGCACTTTTATCGTGTGTTAATGCACTAGCGGTATCAAACAATGTTGCTCCGCCACGCATGTTAAATAAACTTTCATAGATTGTCTTAGGAAAGGCATCTGGTGCACTGGGCTGAGCCACAATGTCTACTGTTACTATATCGAAGTCGCTTACTCGTCCACTTTCGTTTACGTTTCCGCTACCTCTACTTGATACGCCCAGTTTTGCTCCTGATTGTAATAATGCTTTTGCAATATTTCCCATAGGTGTTTCTATGATTTTTAGTTTACCTAAACCATTTGAGTCATCACATGACATATCTGTAATGATATGACTCACTCTATCTAGGTTAATTTGTAACTCTTCTGGATGATCTAACTCACCCATTACAGTTTCACCTTTTGACAACCTTTCAGTTACACTTTTAACAGCCTTTTGTATTTCTTCTTTTGGATATACTCTACCGTTTTGGTTTTTTACATCGCCTTGAATAAATAGGCCTGACATATATAAATTTTTGCCATCCTCAGATTCAGTAATCTGAACCTTAGATTGCTCTGGACTCATATATTCGTATAACTTATTTGCCATTGTTTAACTCCTACTTAGAAAGACTTATGCCTTTTTAGGTTCAACCTTAATGTTGTCTGTAGGTGTGTTATCTGCTGGTTTGTTGTTACCCATGTTGCCGTCGCTACCATCTTTTGCTTTAACAGGTGTACCTGCTCCGCTAACTGTAGTTTTCTTAGGTGCTTTTGTTAAAGGACTTTCGCCTTCGCCTTCACCTGCGCCGCCTTTTGGATCTGCAACTTTATCTTGTAATTTGGTTGCTTCTTCAACAACGTCTTCATCTCGAATTTCTTCATCTAGATCATATTCAACTGATTCTAAATCAAGTTCATCTTCCATGTCGTCTGCATCCATTTCTGCTTCTTCGCCGTCTTCCATGTCTGCTTCGTCGTCGTTTGCTAATAATTTTTCAAATTCTGCTTTAAGATCTTCCAACTCATCTTCGATGTTGTCAACTTTATCTTCTAAGTCTTCTTCACCTTCAGGTGCTTCTTCATCATCTTCTTCGCCGAATGTGTCTGAAGCAATTTCTTCTTCATCAGCAAGGATATCGTCTTCAAAATCGTTTGTTTGATCAATTACTTCATCAACTTCAAACTCTTCTTCAACTGCTTCTTCTTCTGACTCTTCTGCTTCTTCAACAGCCTCTTCTTCAGATTCCTCTGATTCTTCAACTGCTTCGTCTTCTGACTCTTCTGCTTCTTCAATTTCTTCTTCTTCAGAAACGTCTTCGTCTAAAACTTTTTCATATTCTGCTCTTGCTTTTGCAACAACATACTCATGAAGCATTTCTTCCGCTTTTTCGTTTTCTTCAGCAAGGAGAAGTTCAAGAATTTCTTCTAATTTACTTCTTGATTCTGACATTATGGCCTCCTTTAATCGAATAAAATGTCGTAACTGTAAAATAACTTTTACAACTTATGTCTAATACTTATATATAAGGTGTGTTTTACTGTGTAAAACGGTGTGATTTTGATGTGATACGAGTGTTTTACTGTATTTTATGATTGTGCAAGTTTATTTATCATATTATAGTTAAATTCTAAAACTTCATTTATTTGCGAAGAATTTAATAAATCATGTAACTCTTGTATTGTATACTTAGAACAAATGTTTTTTGTTTGCTCTAAAACAGCATCTACACGTTGCTCAGGGTCAAATATATTATCATAGGATTCATCAAATAATATATTTTCAAAAGTCTTAAATCCTATTTTCTTTAATTGGTCTAATGCTTTATAATCGCCTATAAGTAAAAAAGGACGTTTGTAAAATATACTTCTCCACAGTTTTTCAGTATAAAATATGTCTTTCCACCAAGAAAAAGGCACATAAAAGCCAGCACTTGTTTCTGTTATAACATCAAAATAAGAACCATAAAAAACATCATAAAAGTCTTGATGTTGAGGTGCATGACACATATGATACCCAGATTGATCTCTTTTTGGCTGAATCTCTATTGGTAACTGTTCTGCTATATAACCCAGTGATTTATCATAAAACAAGTTTATAGCATCTCTATCAAACATAAAGGTACATTTACTTTTATCTATAAGATTATTTTCAAATAAAAATTCACATGCTTGAATACGTTGAGGTCTAGAAACACCATTTAGACAACTAAAATAATAAGGCCTGATGCTATCGCTATAATTATCAGATATATCTGTATGTGTATCTACGGTTTGTTTTAACCAAAACTCTTTAGTTGCAACTGTCTTAAATTTAGGTCTATCGTATAAATCACAATATCTTTCGTAATTTTCGCTTATAAGATAATTGCCTGATAAAAATGTAACTCTATTAGGGTCTATATTGCAATAGTCAAGAATATCTAATATAGCAGTAAAAATATCTTTTGTGCTATTAACTCGATCTAAATAATGATTACGTTCTGTAGAATAGTCTAATACAAAATCTTTTGTACTATGATGTAAATTTAATAAAGTATTTTTTAAACGTGTAGGAAGTTCATTCGACGATTGTAAAAGTATTTCTATGTGTGTACTTTTTTCTGTATGTAATAACTGTGTGATCACAAGTTAGGTTTACATCATCCCGGCATCTTGTGCAGGTGGCATATACATTGTTTTTACAAACTTATCATGCTCTGCATTCTCGGCATTTTTAATTGCTTTGATTTTACGCATTTTATTTAATTGCTCTAAGGTAAGTTTAGGCTTTCTAGTATCGTCCTGAGTACGTTTTTGAAATTCGTCAAATTCAGGATTGTAAAATTCATTTAATCTCATATTATACCTCTGGTGGTACGTCACCACCTAATCCAGGTTCTCCAGTAGTATTTATACCTAAATCGCCTTCGGGACTAGGAGGTACTTGATCGAAAGGAATACTTGCTCCAGGATCTACCATTGCATTAGGATCTGGTCTTATACCAATATTTCTTAAATCTGCGTCTGTGCTGTCATCTGTGTATTTTTGATAATCGTTTTCTTTACGCCATAGTTCTTCGTTTTGTTTCATTTCTAATTCTGTTAGACCTAGATACTTTTGTAATTTAAACTGATTGCTTAAATATGGTATTGCGGCAACTTGGTTAAAGAGTGTGGCACGTTCAGCATCTAATGATAACTCTCTGTAAGAACTAAAGTTCATTGGTGGATTAAATGTTATTTCAAATCCACTACTGTCTATATCAATACCTCTGTATTTTATAAACATTTTAAATTCGTGGTCTAGATCTTCCTGTATTTGTTTCTGTAGTCGTTCTATGTATCTAGCAAATCTATATTCTTGTATATATGCAATACCTACTTTACCGTCATTATACATTGCTGACCCGTCTTCTGGTCCTGAAGGAAGATAACTGCTAGGTATACGCAAACCTCTAAGTAGTTTATTATTAAAATATCTAAGGTCGTCTATTTGTCCTAAGTTTTCACCGCCTGGTAAAGTATCAACTTTACTACCTCTACCATCTGCCGTTTGAGCAAAGAAGTAATCTTCTAACATACTCATTGGGTTATAGGCCGCATCTGCTACACCGTTGCCGTCTTTGTTTTTATTTGGTACACGTTTTTGTTGTACTTCATATTTAACTTGCTCTAAATACTGTCTTGCTTTGTGAGGTGGCATATTACCAACATCAATAAAGAACACACGTCTTTCAGGTGCTCTATGTACTCTGTATATAATAATAGAATCTTCTAATAGTTCTTTTTGCTTGAACACTTTAAATATAGGTTCAAGAATACTAACACCAAATGGCCATGCATGATCCATACCTTCTGTTAAACTAACATGTACAATGTGTTTAGCATCTACAGGTGATCCTTGGTCTACACCGTCCATAGCACCTGTCAAATAATTACCAGTTGATGTTCCTACATTACCGCCAGCCATCATGCCGCCACCTGCACCATATGGTCTCGAATGCAAAGGTGCAACATCAGTTGCTACTAACTGTTCAAAGTTTGCTTGTAAATTTTTTATAAAATAAGTTTCAATTTTCTTACCTTCACTTTCGTTTACAATGACTTTTTCTATGTTTGCTGGATCGACCCAGTAAAGTTTGTATGTTTCTGGATCTCTAATAAAGAATTGATCGCCATATTTTATTGTGCTACGAAATATTCTAAATGCTCTTTTATGCATTTCATTAAGTCTGCACCATTGTTCTAATGATTTTGTAAGGATTTTATTTTCAGTATCGCTTGGTTTTCCTTTGTAACTTAATTCAAATGGAAATTTTGAAGTTGCTTCTGCTTGTGAGCCGAATTCTGCAATAGTATCTAATGCGGCATTGACTTCTAGATCATTATCCATCTGATCATACTGCATATATCTCATGAGCCTATTAGGACTTCCAGCATAAACTTCAGGTAACCAACTAGCATACCTACTTGTTGCGGCTCCTGGGCCTGAAGTATCTTTACTACCAGTTACGTTTAACGGTAAACCGCTGTTATCGACTGATGTAAAATATTTTCTCCAACTCATATTAATCCTTTATGTATATAATACACTATTTATCGTATATTGTCAACTAGTTCAATGTGAATTGATATATTATGAATTTTGTTCTATTGCTTTTGTGGATTTTTTGGTTTGTTCATTAATCTTAATTAATCTATTTAAACTCATAAGTAACGACGACATGCTGTCGTCACTAAATGTTGCATCTGGTTGGATATAACCTTCTGAATTTGGGTTACGATTGTCCATTGCTACATGCCTACTCTTAATAGTGTCTTGATTTTCTAAGAATTGTATTAAGGCTTGTCTGTATTTTTCCTGTGTTTCTTTGTCTTTTTGGAATGCTGTCTTTACTGCTGACATCATTGTCTCTTCTGTAAAGTCAACTATTCCGCCAGTTTGGTTAGCCATTGCTAACGTTTCATTTCCAAATTTAAATGCTTCGTCTTTATATCTGTATTCATCTGAAGATTTGCCTATTACACCGAAAGACAAGTTATTTACAGCAGAACTAATTCCTCTGCCGGTTTTTTGCAATCCACCTTCTCCAGTTTGGGCACCTGCTACACCTTCAGAAACAGCCATATATGCACCTATAGGTGCAAGTATTTTGGTAAAAAGGCCTTTGCCTACTACTTTACCCAAGCCTGGTTTTTTAGGTGATTTGGGTTTATCTGGGCCATCTGAACTAATTGGATTACCATCTGCTCCTAGAATTGAACCTGCGGCAGTACTCACAGTGGCTCCGGTGGCTACTGTGGTGGCTACTTTTGTAGAAGTCGGCACCTTTCCTTTAGTAGGTACTAATGGTATTCCTCTGGTTAATGCTAATGCTGTAATTAAGGCTACCATGGCACCTATTACTTTTGGGTGGGTAAATAGCAGTTCCATTGCATATACTAAACCCTCTACGAGAGCCTCCATTGATTTTTCTAAAAGTGTCGATATACCTACCTTTACCATCTCACCAAGTTCTTTAAATGTCATACCTGACTCGGTTAACGCAGTCATTAATCCATCTAGATAGTCAATAAATTCAGCAGTTTTTTGTCCTACTCTTCTACCAAAATCCATTAAGCCGGTTTCAGCATCACCTAATGCTGTATTCACAAATCTAAAGAAAGAATGTGTAAGGTTTTCCATACTGGTAGTAACATCTAGTAACCCGTCTCCAAATCCAGACATAAATGTGTTAAGAACTTGATCAATTATAGTACTAAACCTTTTAACAATTACATTAAAAGCATTAAATCCTTTTTGTACAGGTATAGGATCTAACCCCATTTTTTCTAATCTTTTTGCAGACTGTTCAAATTGAACAACTGCTTTTGCTAATTCTTTAGCAGTCTCATCGCCTGCCCTTGCAAAAGCAAATATTCTATCACGTTCAACATTTGAAAGATTGCCTAATTGTTGAGCAAACTGTTCAGATACATCTGCACCATCTAATACACCGCTCTCAAAATCTCTGATTGCACCGTTCATTGTTGATGCTAACGATGGTAATACTGTGACAAAATTCATTGCCGCATCAGAGAATCCTAATGCGCCAAATGTTGCGGCTTCTAAAGTAGCCGCCCCAAGTTCGCCACCTACTTCGCCACCTAATGCTCTCATGGTACCTAAAAAGTCTGTTGCGCCTTTTAATAAATTTTCTCTTGCCATAGTAGGCACTCTTAACAATGCTGAAGAAAATGCACCGTTGTCGTCTAATACATTTCTTACAAAACTTTGTATTGCTTCAACACTAGTACCTAATGCTTGGGCATAAATTACTTGTTTTCTTGTGGTGTCTACAATGTTTGCAGTAAGTAGAGATCGCTGTTTTGCATCTACAGTTCCTAAATTAAGATATTCTGTTCTTGCAGTTAATTCTTTAGTATACATATTAACAGAATCATCTAATGTTAAACCTAAATTAACACCATAACTTGTTAATTTTAAAAATTCTGCTGTTGCATTAGCAATGCCTCCAGTCAACAATCTCGTAACTTGAGAATTGTCCATCATAATATCTGTTGCATCTTCTGTACTAATACCTAAGTTATTAAAATTAATCAGAGATTGCATTACTGCTCGGCCTTGACTTTCGTTAAATGCAATACCGGATTTTGTTAGATCGTTAAATACATTTCCTAAATTTATTGCCCTACCGGCTGTTACAGTTAAACCTGTTAAAAATATTCCACCTAATGTTAAACCAACTTTTCCAATAGTATCAAAAACACTACCAGTAAATTCACCAATTGCTACTTCATAACTTTTTCTTATTTTTTCATTTGACCGATCCATCTCTTTAGTGAAATCGTCCATTGACTTTTTAAATGTTTTAGAATTGCTGGATGTTTCGTTAGAAAGGTTATTGATTGATTTTTCCAGAGTTTTTGTATTAAAACTTCCATCTAATTTTTCCAAAGCCTTAAGCATTTCTTCTTGTGTGCTTTGTTTTGCATAGGCAGGCAATTCAACAGACTGCGGATTGCCGTCTATATCAATTGTTATTTTTGTCCAGTCTGCCATTCAAAATCCATTAACTATAGTTTTAACTGTGATAAATATAACGATAGTATCACATGTATATTTATCAAGTTTATTAACAGGAGTTTTAATACATGACAAATCAACCAAATCCATTAGTAAACCACTTTAGGTCTCCTAAATTATATGTTAAGTTACCTAGTGGTACAAGTCTATACTCAGAAGATGTTATAGAAATACCAGAGTCAGGAGAGATTCCTATTTTTCCTATGACTGCAAAAGATGAAATCATGATGAAAAATCCTGATGCATTATTAAACGGAGAAGCAACAACACAACTATTAATGAGTTGTTGTCCAAATATTAAAAAGCCTTTAGACATATATGCACCTGATGTTGATGCACTATTAGTAGCAATTACTGGTGCTTCAAACAATGACGATATTCCAATTAATGCACCTTGTCCAAAATGCGAAGAAGTTTGCGAAATTACTTTAAGTGCTGAAAATGTATTAGAATTAATGGGTACATTAGAAGAAAGTTATAAACTTAATGTTGGCGATGAATTAGTTATTGAACTTAGGCCTTACACTTACAGAAGTACAGTAAAAGCCGGCTTAGCAAATTTTCAAAGTACTAGAAGTCTACAATCACTCAGTGATATACCAGATGATTTAGATAGGTTAAAATTATTTAATGAAAACTTTGTACGTCTTGCTTCATCTAATTTTGAATTACTAGTTGATAGTGTACAAAGCATTACTATTCTAAACAAAGATAAAGATATTGTAGTAACTGATCGTATGCAAATATTAGAATTTTTAGAAAATTGCGATGGGCATATTGGAAAAACAATAAGCGAAGAAACTAATACTATTAATAATATAGGAATTGCGGATCAGGCTACTTTTGAATGTGAAAAATGTGAAGAAACATTTGAAAATACTATATCGTTTGACCCTGTAAATTTTTTCATGGCTTCCTAGGTTCGGCTGAGCCCGACGCTATTGTTGGGTACCTAAAGAGGCTTAAAGACGAGTCGACCCAACTACAAAAACAAATTATGGAACTGGTAGTATATTCTAGCGGTACTATATCCTATTTTGACTGTATGCTATTATCTAGATTAGAACGCGAATTATTTGCTAAAACTCTAACAGACTTCATTAACAAGAAAGCAGGTAAAGATACAGATGATTATCTATAATATTTTAGGGTTAAGCACTTTATAGACACTTCGTGTCTTATCAAACTACATTCAATCGTTTCGTTTCACTACACTCTTTCACTTGTTTGAAATTAACTCCGTTATCACGAAACAAGAGCCAAAATTCACCTGTTGCCAGATGAATTAAAAAATGGTCATCACGATGGACAATCGCCATCTCCAACTCGGGTGCTATTAGGAACCAGTAAGCCTTTTGTCCCCATACACTACCGTCACTGCTTTCGCACTTACGGAAACTAATATAAACTTGTGGAGTTCGTTTATATTAATTCTCAGGTTGCTTTTTCCCAGAGCCTGAATACTTTTAATACTGTTTATCGTGTGTTTGTATCTTTGCCGTCATACATCTCCAGAATCTCGCACCGGGTGTTTCCATTGCCGGATTGTCAAAGAGCCCGATTTAATATGCCTCGGTTGGGGCCGGTGTATGATCCTATGTGTGCCTGTATTAGTATGACTTGGTGTCTGAATGTGCCTTAAGTGTATATAGTTATTTCTTTGTCAGTGACTCTTTAAGAATTTCTGAGCCACCTACTCTCACATTGATAATACCATTGTAATATTCGTCTGTGAGTAGCACTTTTCTTTCAAATTGTTCTTGTGCTTCTAAGTAACTTGCAACACCTCTACTAGGACAATAATGTAATATTTCTCTAGTAAAACTGCTTTCTCCAAGTTCTTCGACATCTGCATTTAAATGATCTGAACTCCCCCAATATGTACGCCAATCACTTTCCTTTGTACCACGACGTTTATTCTTTTTGCCTTTTAAGGGAGGTTTGGTTGTTTTGAACTTTGCTAACTTTTTACCTATGTACTTTTTATTGTTTGTAGTGTTAGTAATCAAATAAACAAATGCTTCGCAGTCTTCTGGTAATATATCTACAACACTACCATTATAAGTCCAGTTTGCCATTATCTAACTTCTATACGATCTATAAAAAGATTTTCAGCAATAATGTCTAAGTCTGCTTTGCCTACTAATTTTCCTAAGGGTATACGACCGTATGCCATTCTTTTATCGTCTACATCGTAAGGTAATTTTTTATACATTCTAGCCAAAAATCTTTTTGCTCTTATCAGCAAACTTTCTGGCGGCAAAAGGCTAGGCTTAGTAAAATAAACTAAAAAGTCCGGCTTTAAAACACTAGTAGGATGTATATGTTCTTTAGGAATAGTTACATCGTTATCAGTAAAAACAGCAAACGGATCTTTACCCACATGTGGGTAGTTCATATATAATATGTCTGGAGTCGATTCTAATGTAAACAAGTCATAGTCATCATCTTCTAATGGTTCGCCTGTATAATTTGTTGTTGTAATAAATCTTTTGGGTGGTGTTTCAAATGCAACTATTTGCTCATACTGGTGTATTTTATAATTTAAAATACTTAACCAATGACTTAGTTTTTTATCTAATTCCGAGTCAGTGAGGTTACTATGTAAATTTACAAAATTTTCATGCAAATAGTTAGCATCTATATTTTCTAAATTTAAATCAGGTCTAAGAGTTTTAATCTGTTCAACGCAGTTATGTAAAGATTTTTCTATATCTTCTAGACTATCATTAAATCCATAAAATCTATCTCGTGATACTGGCGGTAACGGATTCTTTAAACAAATTTCCCAAATCCTCCTTGCAACTCTATGATCGTATAATTTAAATGTAAGAGTATACGTAGGTGGCTTTTTTAAAAGAAATCTTGCTCGAGTATTTAAATGAAAATCAATCAACATATTCAGTATCAGTATTGTATGCAGTAAAGCCGCCTTCTTTTACTACTGTTAAAACATTATTTACACGACCCACAAGTTCTTCCTTGTGAGAAATGAGCATAATATTTTTGCCTTGTTCTCTATGCATTTTTTTAAGTATGCCTAACGCATTCTCTACACCCATACTGTCCATTCCGCTATCGATAAGTTCATCGATACACATTAAGTTCATTGGCCTATTAAGACTTTCGTACATGTCTCTAAATGCCCAACTTAGACCTAATATAAGTCTATTACGTTCTCCTCTACTTAGATTATCAAAGTCTAAGTCTCTGCCATATTCAGTAATTTCAACACCAAGATCACTTGCAAATTTTACATCATGAGGTAAACCTAGTTTTTCCAAATAATGTGCAAGTCTATGATTAAGGTACATTATATTTTGATCTATAATTTTCTTTCTAATAAAACTATCTTTGCTTGTTAATAATTTATATAAAAATTCTTGATGATCTTGTAAAAATGTTAGTTCATTCATTTTATCAAAACTTATATTTTGAATTCCTGTATTTCGTAAAGATTCTATTTGTTCAATATATGGATTTAATTCGTCTGCTTTTTCTTCTAATTGTGACTTTAATGTTTCTAAGTTATGTTTATGTGATAGTGCATCTTCTAATGATGTATAATTGATTACCGGTTCTTCAGGGATATCAAATGTTTCTAATTCTTTTTTAAGTGTTGATACTTTTTCAAAAATCTCATCATAATAAATTTGCTCTGCACCTATCTTTTCTTCTAATTCTTTTGTGTATTCTTCGTGTGTTTCTAAATGTGCTGTGTCTTGTCCACATGCAGGACAAGTGCCTGATTTTGCATCTTCGAAATTATTTTTTAATTCATTTAATTTATTTAAACTTCTATCAAGTGAACGCTCTGCCGTGCTAAGATCTTTTGTAGTAGTTTGTTCTTTTACTTTTTCTTCTTTGATAGCATGTGATAATTTATGATTTTCTAATTCTTTTTCTATATCAACTTGCTCTAGATTTATAATAGCATTACCCAGTTCGATAATTTTATCTTCTTTGTTTCTTTCCCATGCCTTACTACGACTTTCTATCTCTTTAACATTTAACTCTATACGTTTGTTACTTGCCTCTATAGTATTGATAGTTATTTCTTCTTCTTTGATACTATCTCTTGTATCTTTTTGGCGATCTTTTAGTACTTCTGCTTTACGAGATAAATCAGTAATTCCTAATAACTGTTCAATCATATCTCGTTGATCGTTGTTTTTCATTGATAAGAAAGGTTCGGTGTAAGTGTTTAGTGCAATTAAATGCTTAAACATGTTATGTGGAAAACCGATAATTTTTTCTATTTCTTTTTGTGTTTCTCTGCTGTCGCCCTGCTGTTCATTATCTAATGCATCCTCGCCATTTATAAACAATCTTAATACATTAGGTTTTCTTCCTCGCTCGATTCTATATTCACGACCTTCTATTTCGAATTCGACAGTGGTCATCATGCCCTTGCCGTTTGTCTTGTTTATAAGATTATCTTTTCGAATATTTGTTAATGCTTCGCCGTATAATGCATAACTGAGTGCATTTATTATAGTAGTTTTTCCAGTACCATTTCTGCTACCGTCACCACCCATGTCTAAGTTATGGCCTAAAACTAATGTAAGTTGACAACCATCAAAGTTTACTGCCTGTGTGTTGTTACCAACACTCATAAAATTCTTTGCTGATACGTTCTTAATTTTTAGCATTCTTTCGTTTTTGTCCTTTTAAAAATAATTTATTTGCTTGACGTTGCATACTTTGTTCTATCTGCCTGTCAAACCAATTCCTAAACCACTGTCTTAATTTGCCCATTACTCTATTTCAATACTATTATAAATGTCTATTAATTTCTGAGATTCTACTGTATTGCTTTCTATAGTTTCTAATTGTTGTATAACTATTTGATCAACACTTTCGAAAGTTATTTCGCCACCCTCATACTCCTCCTCTTCTTTTATAGGAATAAGTTGTAGTTCTCTTACTTTATATTGTTCAGCAAATTTTTCTCTTATAAAGTTTGCTTCTTCATATGATATGCTGATATCTAGTTTTACTCTAGCATAAGTGTATTCGTCTAATAGATTTTGATGATTGTCTAATAATTCTTTAAGTGCAAACACTCTATACTTAGGACACTCAGTCCAATTTACATATTGCGGTTCTTCTCCCCATGTCAAAAACATTGCTCCTCTTTCCTCGTCGCCTACATCAGCATAATTATGAGGGAAAGCATTGCCTATATAATGTATATTATTGTTATATTGACGTTTGTGAAAATGTCCACTGAATACAAGTTCAGGACCTTTAAGCATGTCTGCTTTAATTCCACCGTGATCCGGCATTTCAACCATTGCGTTCATTTTAAAAAACGGCAATTCAAAATGACCAAACATATATTTACATTGCATCTTTGCAACTTTTTTGTGTTCATCACCTACTAGCCAAGGAATAATAGCAACATCATCTTGTAGGAAGTGTTCATCTACCATAACAAAGTTAGATAGGTCTCTTGCATATTCGATACTGTTAAGTTCACGTTTATCACGATAATATAAATCGTGATTACCTGTTATAAAATAAACAGTTTCAAATGCATTGTTAAGTTTCTTAAGATCTCTGATAGTAGCATTCATTGTTGCTACATTTACACTTGCTCTGTGGTGATGCCAGTCGCCTAAGAATATACATGTTTCTGCATTTCTGGCTTTTGCTTCTGCAATGAACCAATCTATGTACCTTTCACAGTCTTGTAAATGTAAACGGCTATTCTGCTTTAATCCGTAATGTATATCCGTAAAACAGGCCGCTGTCTTAAACAGTTGTGGCATATTAATTGTTGTTTATGTCTGTAGTTTCGTTTTCTATTGCCGACTCTCTCAAAGCCTTCATCTCATTTTCATGCTGAATCTGTCTACCATAACTTGGTAAGTGGCCTGAGTCGATTAAAATATCATCTCTGATAGTTTGATTTCTTTTTTCTAAATTTAATACTCTAGTAAAACTATTGTTTACAGCGGCAGTATAGTATGCAAATGGATTATCTGATTTTGCTTCGTTAAACTGCAATCCTATTTGAGATAACTGTACTAATGCTTGTCCACGCATTTCGTCTACATAAGTGTACCCTCTCCAGTTTGCTCTGTGACTGTACCTTTCAACTAGTTTTAAAAACATTGTGCCTAATTTGTTAGTAATACTACCAACAGTAGGATTAAACTGCCCGTTACTTAAACTGCCTTCCCAATGACTTCTAGCAACTTCTACTATTTCATCACCTTGATAAGCATAATGTTTAAATGCTGGAAAGTTTACTTTTGCTTTAGTTTCTGCTTCATTTTTAGGATTTTTCTTTCTACCTGGCTCATCTGGAATGTGTTCCATAGTCATTACTCTAAAAACAATTTTTTCTTTATCAATGCTCTTAGGATCTACAGCAAACTCTTTTTGTTTAGGTTTATTTTTATAATCCTTAGGATCATGTTTGGCCATTGCGGCCTGATATGCGTCATATTGTAGTCTAGCAACATGATTTTCTCTAGCAGTTTTAAGACTATTTCTATTGATCTTTTTAACGTCTTCTAGAATTATATCAAATATGCTGTATTTTTCATCTGCTAGATAGCAGTATGACATTTTGCTTTTGTGTATTTCTTTTAATATATCTCTGTTATTAAGATAATTAACTTTTTTAGGCTGTGCCATTAACTCTCCTCAAAATTATCGTTCATTTATATTGTTAGTATTATACACAGTCTTTTGTGTATGTCAAGTAGTATTTAGTTAAACTGGATAATAATAACATCTGTTAATGGATTAGATAAATAGTTGTATGGCATTTGGAAATTTAATATCAGGATATCTTGGAAACAAGGCTAAACAAAAACTTGGCTCAATAGATAATCCAGTAATAAGGCGAGCAGTAGGTGGCCTTTTAGGAAATCTAGGTGGCGATATCTTTGGAGGTTTAGCAAGTCCTCCTAGAAACGCAGATTCAAACCTGTTATTTGGTGCAAGAAATTTAAGCGAATTACAATTAAGAAATAGATTAGCACAACAAAGTAATCAAGCCGCGGCGTTAGATGTTTCAAATGAAGGCAGTTTAGCAGAAAATAAAGACTGGCGTGCTAGGTTGCGACCTAAATCTGCAGGAGAATTACTTACTTACAGAGCAACTGCCTCCAATGCTGAAGAATCAGCATTATTGGCGCCTATTATCGAATCAGGTGGCTTAGTTTTTCAATATACTCCTAGGTTTTTTATTAGTGGTACTGCAAACTATCATCAGCATGAAGGCCAAGGAATGAATTATCCTATCATGTCGTATATAAATTCGACACCGCCTAATTTTCCTGTATCATCAGATTTTACTGCAAACAATATAGATGAAGCAAGATATGTTTTAGCAGTATTAACATTTTTAAAAGTTATGACAAAATCTGAATACGGTGATACAGCAGTAGGTAGAGGTGTAGCAGGTACTCCGCCACCGGTTCTATTATTTGAATATCTTGGAGACCATGGTTTTAATAAAGTACCAGTTGTATTAAGAAGTTATACTGTTGAATATTCCGATACAGTAGACTATGTACCAGTAGTCACAAATATAAAGGGAAAACCTACAACCACATATGTGCCTACGTCAACATCAGTGATGATTGATTTACAGCCAACTTACACACCTCAAAAACAACGCAAAAGATTTGATCTCAAAGGTATTACTACTGGTGAAAGTTATAAGGATGGGTTTGTATAATGGCTAACTTTCATAGAAGAGATAGTTTTTTAAAAAATGCTGGCACATTCGAAAACTTTTTAGATTTAAATGCATTACCAAAAATGCCAAAATCTTTATATGACGAAGAGTACACATTAAGTAGTGCTGATCACAAAAGACCTGATCTTTTAGCATATAAAATTTACAATAATACAAGACTGTGGTGGGTGTTTGCACTAAGAAATCCAGATGTATTAGTAGACCCTATTAATGATTTTGTAGAAGGAACAGTTATACAATTACCGTCAGGCGATACTGTTAAAAGAATAGCAGGTTTATAAGATGGCAGATCCAGATGCAATAGGATTCAGAGATGTAAATGCAGGAGGTACGCCTTCTGAAAGTCCTCCTAGCACATCAACTACACCAGAAGCACCAAGTGAAGGAGAAACTGTACCTGGTCCAGATACAACAACAAATAATAAATACGTCGGAGCAGTTTTACCAAATGTATTAGACTTCTATGATTCGCCTACTTATGTTGCTACATTGTATATGATACCGCCCGTAGAAAGTTCCTCCTCATCACAAGAGCCTGATGAAGATCAAACTGCAACAGATGGAAAAGATAAACGAGGTAATAATGCAGATAACTCTAAAGGCAGTAAGACTAAAAAATTAGGAGGCGGTTTTTTAAATGGTGCTCTTAAGGCATCTCCAGAGAATACAGTAATTCTTGCTAGTACAGGAGCAACTGCTGGCATTACAATAGACAATATAGATTTAGTCACAGTTTCAGGCGGTCCTAATAGTGTTATTAATAAAACATGCGAGTTTGAAATAATACAGCCTGGTGCGGCATCGTTTCCAGACATGATTACAAGGGCACAAACATATCTAGGTATTCCTACTGAAACAAAAGATTTTCCTCTGTTTTTAGAGATCTCATTCAAAGGTAGAACAGAGACGGGAGGTGACCCTCAGAAGCCTGATTATGATGACATAGAGGGAGGCGGAAACATAGTAGCAGACATAGTAGGTCCATTTATCTATAAACTTGCACTAAAACAATTTAGCATTAACATAGATCAAACAGGTAGTAGATATCAATTCGATACAGTTGTAACAGACGAATATGCATACAACCCGCAATTAAAAGCATTACCGATACTAACAACAACTGTAGGTAGTACTATAACAGAACACGTTAAAGGCCCTACAGGATTAGAAGTACTATTGAACGACCAATTACAATCATCTGCAAATGAGAATGCAACACCAGACATAATAGAATTTGATTTGAGTGGATTAGTGGCCGCACAACAAATAGACCCTAAAGAAAAACAAGGAATAGATGATTTTTCTAAAGGCATAAACTTAAATGCATTTAATAAAGCAAAAGATACAGTTAATGATATACTAAACACACCTAATCCAATTGATAGAATTCCTAAACAAGTACGAGGTACAGCAGGAGACCTTAAAAACGAATCTAAAAAACAATCAGGAATAGCAGAAAATTTAATTATAGATGAAACATTAAGTACAACAGAAACAACTAGTATTCAAAGTGTTCCTGGATTAGACGAAATAGACAAACCAAATGCTGAAGAATTAGAACAAATTATCGAAGAAAATAAATCTAGCGGGTTTGTTAAGAAAGTTGATACAGGAAAAATAGAATTAGTTGCAAAACGAGGCTTAGGCATAAACGAATATTTTGAAATGTTATTATCTATGAACGATGAGTTCTTTACTAAGATTAGCAAGGTAATTAATCCAGGTGAACCATTTATAAAAGAAGATCAATCTAAAACATCAACATATAAATTATCGATGAATTACGAAGTAGTTGAATTAGAGTATAATCCAACAAGAAGAAAATATGTTAAAAAAATAATCTATAAGCCTGTACTAGTAAAAACACAACAGGTTACTGCATTGACATCTGAAGGATTAATTTATAACCCAGAGCAAATGGCTAAAGCAGTAAAAGAAATGCAAATAAAGAAAGCATATCATTATTTGTTTACTGGAAGAAACGACCAAATAGTAAGTTTAGATATTAACTATAATAAAGGACTAGATTTTTTATTACCAGTTGCAGGAGGCATGGTCGGAGATCCTGTGCTTAACACACGTCACTCATCTGCAACTCCTGTACCAGCAAGTGAAGACAGTAATGCTATTAATGAGTTATTTGATAAAGTAGAAAAAGTTAAAGATGCAAAAAAATTATTTGATCTATTTAAAGGCAAAGATGATATCCTAGGTGGAATAGCAGGGATATTAGGTTTTGATTCTAACACAGCAAAAAATCTTTTAAATGACATAAATTCTTCTAGTGCAAAAGCATTTGCAGGTATGCTACAAGATAAGGTCACTAGAGAAAGTATATCTAATTTATTACTTAATAAAAAAGGCCCATCAAATCAATCTGGTACTAACACAGAAAGTGACAATCAAAGAATTATAGACGGAAGTGAAGATTATACTCCTACTCCTAGTGGGTATGTGTACGGTGTTGACCTTTTAGGAGGCTCAAAACATGCTGAAGAATTGTTACAAAAAGAGTTAGCAAAACGTACTAGTGAAAATGTCAAAGAAAGCGATGCTGAAAAAGTAAATTCTGGTCCAGTAGCGGCTGGACAAGAAGGCCATACAAATTCACATGTAATGGGAGCCCCACAAAAAAGTAATAGAAACTCTTTGATGGCATATTTGTTTCAACAACAGAATTCGGGTAGATTTTTAGTAGACCTTAACATGGTAGTCAGAGGAGATCCATGGTACTTAGGACAGCCAAATGATAAACTATTTCATACACAAGAATTATCTTTTGGTAATGATGCTAATTCTAAAAGTAATGATGCTGACGGTATTACTACATCAAGAAAAGATAATTTTTTATTATTAGAAATTAATACTCCTAGATATTTTGATTTGAATGTAAAAGATGAAGACAGCAATACTGGAAAATGGTATAGTGACGGAGAAGAAGGAACAGCATATTTCTTCTCAGGTGTTTATAGAATATTTACTGCAACATGTAGATTTCAAAATGGTTTGTTTACTGTTGATGTTGCAGGAGCAAAAGAAACAGCAATCGATATTAGTCAATTAAAACCTATGGTAGAGTATGATATGACTCTAGAAGAAAAAGACTTCCTAAGAGATAGACAATCTGCCTTCCAGTCTGAAACAGACTCTGATAAAAATAAATCACCTGCATGGATAAATGGTTACTTTACAGGAGATAGAATCGTAGCAGGTATACGAGAAGGAGATCCAGTAACACTACAAGATTTACTTGAGAGAGGGATAATTAATAGTGATGAAGCCGCGGCATACGAGTCATGGCAAAGGGATAAAGGCGGTAATTAAAATTGAGTATGGATGGTAAAAATGACGGAATGGTTAATGCCAGTATCCGATCAAGCAAAAACTTAACAGAAAAAGCAGAAAATCTTTCTAAGATACCACCTGGCGTTTATTCTGGTGTTGTTAATGGAAATTCATCTAATAGAAGAGACGGCACAATTAATGTGTTTCTCGATAACTTTCATAAGAGCCCTACAAACAAAGCAAGTATAGGCGGCATTATGGCCAGATATGCTGGACCATTTTACGGCAACATGAACGTAAATAAAAATATAGACGACCCTACCGAATCTGAAAAACCTATAACTAGTTACGGTATGTGGACTCAGGCGCCTGAACCAGGTAACCGAGTACTAGTTGCTATAGT